TCGTGGCGGCACAATATCGGAGGGACTAATATGATCTACGCAATCGCAGACGTACCACACGCAGACTATGACAACTATGACACACTCAATAAACTCTTTCACGCATTGTCACCGCATGGCTGGGAGAATAGCTCATGGAAGAATGACACTTGCCCGTCACTACTCAAAGAGGAACGGCACGGTAACTACTGTCAGATCTTTGTGGACTATGCCGACCCTGCTATGCGAGAAGATCCAGAGTGGCCTGTGCTGTCATTCAACTGCTATGACGCAGAGGGTATGCTTACATTCCAGAATGACTTTGACAATGTGGACAAGCTCATAATCTATCTAACAAAGAAGGTGACATCATGACCAAAGGTATCGTAGTATCACTATATGACTTCACAGGCGAGGCACTCAAGCCATGGGCAGAGGCTGGCTATACCTGCTACGCCTTCGACATCCAGCATACAGGCACAGAGGCCACCTTTGAGAACACGCAGTTCTTTGCGGGTGGTGGCTCTATAGCATACCTTCACGCTGACCTGCATGACCCTGACACATACCTTGATCTCTTTCAAAGGTGGCGGCATATGCGTGTGACATTTGGCATGGCCTTCCCTGTCTGTACTGACATGGCTGTATCAGGTGCGGCACACTTCAAGCGCAAGGCAGAGCGTGACCCTGAGTTTCAGACTAAGGCAGTCAGCTATGCTGTAGACTGTGCTGAATTGTTTGACGATCTAGGCTGTCCCTACTTTGTGGAGAACCCTGTCAGTGTCTTGGCTACTAAGTGGCGCAAGCCTGACCATAGCTTCCACCCCTATGAGTATGGTGGCTACATCCATGACGATCAGGCAGAGCATCCACGCTGGCCTGAGTATATCGCAGCCAAGGATGCCTACCCCAAGAAGACTTGCCTCTGGACAGGCAATGGCTTTGTGATGCCGTGGACTGATCCAGTTCAACCAGAGCAGGGCTACAGCACACAACATAAAAAGCTGGGCGGTAAGTCACAGCGCACCAAAGACATACGATCTGCCACACCCCGTGGGTTTGCCAAGGCAGTCTATGAGTTTAACACCCACCAATGATTCCCTATACTAGTAACGGTTAAAACAGGAGAGAAAACAAATGCATACGCTAGAACTAACATCAACGCAGCTACTCATGCTGAAGGAAATGATTGACAATGACATTGAGATGTCCAGCATGGATGCACCTGACTACACTGACATGGATGCCATGCAATACTATCTGGATCGTTGCACAGTGTTTCACCTAGTCAAAGAGGAGCTAGAGACATGATCCGCATCATACTCAGCAGCATCAAGACAAACAAACCCATATGCTATCACACTGTGCAGCGCATGGATGAAGCAGAACGTCATGCGGAAACTTACAGCCGCATGGAAGGTATCAAAGTAGAAGTGTTGCAGAAATGTGACGTGACATAATGGTAACATTGACACAGCTTTACACTGATAATAACCTACAAATGTCTAACAAAGGAGAAACAGACATGACTAACACACAAAACTCTAAGATCATCACACACCTTCGTGCAACCAAGGGTCTGACCCAGCGTGAGGCTATGATGGACTACAGCATCCAGTCATTCACTAAGCGTATCTCTGAGCTACGCAAGTCAGGCTACCGCATTGATGGTGTGAAGGGTAAGCACCCTGTGACAGGTCAGCAGTACACACGTTACACACTTATCGAGGAGACAGTATAATGACATTCATGATTGAGAAGAACGTGCCAATGCCAACATCATCCGCACGAGGTGCACCTAGTAAGGGCTACGATATTCTACTTACACACATGAAGGTGGGTGACAGCGTAGTAGTACCACGCTCAGCACTAGCAAGCATCAGAGCATATGCTAAGAAGCTACAGTGTGAGATTGCTACTCGCAAGGTAGACCAATACAAACGCCGCGTGTGGATGTTACAGAAGGAGAACACTAATGCCTAACTGGTGTAACAATAGCATAACAATCTCTGGCCCTACAGCTAAGATCAAAGCACTGTGGGATGAAGCTAACGCCAAACCAGAGGATGAGAATGGCTTGCTTCAAGCTATGGTTCCTATGCCTAAAAATGAAGATGGCTGGTATAGCTGGCGTGTCGATAGCTGGGGAACCAAGTGGGAGATTGACCTTCAAGGCTTAGAGTATGATGACAATGAGGATGGTACATCTACTATCTCTGGCTGGTTTGATTCCGCATGGTCTCCACCTATCGCAGCATATGATACATTCACTGCAGACAACCAAGACTGTACTGTTGAGGCGTCTTACTATGAGTGTGGTATGTGTTTCGTTGGACAGTACAGCAGCGTAGAAGGTACAGACGATTGCTATACCTTTGACTTCACTGATGAAGATTGGGCTGCTTATATTCCCTCTGATCTGGTAGAAGACTGGGGGCTAGACAATGAGTATGAGAACTGGAAAGAATGGCAAGAGGAAGAAGAGGAGACAGCGTGATGAGTATCGACTACCCCTTTAACACAACCAACCTGCTACCTGCTACAGCCTATCACAACCAACTGATGCGTGAGATAGATGACGCACTGTGGATCGGCAACAAGGTAGAACCTTTAGAGACTATCGCAGAAGATGTGAAACAGTATGTAGACATGGGGGAATCATGGTACCCAACTTTCTGATGCACTTACTGCCACTCACCCTATGCGTTGCATACTTAGGTGGTGGCTTCTATCTCTGGTACAGACACACGAAAGGAAAGTAAGATGAAAATACCCAAGGGTAATGCTAAACTGTGCGACATCATAGAGTTCTACTTGGTATCCTCAACCTTTGCTAGGTTGTCTGGTGCATCTCAGAAAGACTACGAGATACACCTCAGAGCAGTTATGAACACAACAGTTGAAGGCAAGACCCTTGGCAACTATCGCTGTACCAACATCAAGGTACGTCACCTGACACAGGCGTATGACTACTGGCTGAAGACTGGTATTCGTACAGCTAACTATCGCAAGTCTGTGTTATCCGCTGCATGGAAGTATGCAATGCGACATGACGTAATGACACACAACCCTATCTCGCTCGTGCAAGCCAGGTCTGGTCAACCAAGGCGTGTGCTCTGGAGCAAGCAACAGGTTAAGTCATTCCTTGAGACAGGATACAGTGACTTCCGCTGGCGCAGCATAACTCTGATATGTCACATGGCATATGATTGGGGTCAACGTATCGGTGACATGCGGGTTGTCACTTGGGATGCAGTAGACCTAGATCAATGCCGTTTAGATCTGACACAGAGTAAGCGTAACGCAGAGATCCACCTCCCAATATCTGCTGGGTTGTGCTCTATGCTGCGTCAGCAGAAGGAAGACTTTGGGTTTCAGGAATATGTAGCACCCCGCGTTAAGCCAAGGGCAGGTGCATATACGCCCTATGATAAGAAAGAAATACACGAGTATATCAACGAGATACTATACGAAGCTAACCTACCCAGACACCTCACAGCTATGGACTTACGGCGCACAGCAGTGACAGAGATGATGGAGGGTGGTGTTGACTTAGCTAACATCATGCAGGTAACTGGACACAAGAACATACAATCTGTGAAGCCTTACATGGTGAACACATACAGCGGTGCATCCAAAGCACTGGCAGCGAGAGGTAATGATGACGATGAGTGACATAATACATTCTACTTGGGAAAGCATGTGGATTAAAGAGCTTTGTAAGGACAATCCTGATGATGTTGAACTGGATTACCTTGACAAGATGAGAAAGGTTAGCTCTAGGTGTGCTAGTGAAATGACATGTGGCGGGGTCAAGTTTAACCTCATGATGCTTATAGAGATACAGTATAGCATTAAACGCTTAAAGAAAAGAAAGTCTTTTCAGAGGTTTACTTATAACGATCTCTTAAATGCTGCAAAGTGTGGTGAGAGATGAACATTCGTAGTTACGTTGAGAGCCTAGCACTAGGTGACGGACAGACACATCGTGGTGACTGCCCGTTCTGCAGGGGTAAGAATACTTTTTCTGCCTCTTGCGAATATGGGACATTGATGTATAA